TACAAAGCCATTCTTTCTTCGGCATAAGTTTGCATTTCAACTTGGTCTGTTCTAAACTCTTCAATACGTTCTTGTGACGCAAAACCTTTTTCGGCGAGAGCGAGAGCTCGGTCCATATCCAATCTAGCCATTTCCAGTTCATGTTTTTGATCACCTTTTTGTTTAAAAAAATCTAGTACACTTGGTAATCCTGATGTAGCAAACCCTAAAATACCTGATAATATGCTTAACATATTGCTCCTTATTTAGTTACTATAGCAAATGTATACTCAGCAACAACAATTAAAAACGATGCCCCAACTACAAGACTAAGATACCAAATAAAATCTTTCAACTAACTGCCCCAAATCTATTGACTTATAGGCAATATTATACATTATTTTTATGAATTACTAATAGTAATACCTTGATAAACAAACCAAGAAACAATAACTTCTCTTGGTGTAGACGAAGGTGTAACATAATGCCCATACATTCCATATGGAGGAAAAATTACTACTTTACCTTTTTCTGTTTTTATTGATTTATTTTGAGAGGGAAACACAGTTTCTCCTCCCTCTTTGTTTGTGGTCAAATGTATTATAACTGACGCATATCTTAACAAACCATCCGCGATTTCTCCATCAGCATGATAATGACACATATCTTCAGGGTTATAACAATGATACTCGTATCCGCTATCAGCTGAGTCAAATTGAGGTTTATATCTATTGGCTATAATATCTTTTTGTATGTTTTTCATTATAGTATGTATTTTTTCGTCTACTTCTTTGAGTTCTGAACTTAAACTAATATTTATAGTATCACCATCTCGATTATACGCAAAAGCAGATTTAGGAATATTTTTAACGGCACTTTGACAACGTTCACATATATATTCTATATCTAAGTCTGAAACATAATTAGGAACCTCTATTATCATATTAATTTATTAAGCCTAATTTTCTGGTTTTATATGCCATGATGGTGTTGCTGCTTCTGGTTTATATGTCCAAGGATTAATTAAGAAAGACCATCTGTCCGCCTCATCTGTATTATAGTTATTAATTTTATGAGGTTCATTAGCAGAAACTAAAATCACTCTATTTGTTTTAGCAGGTATCTTTAAATCCTCAAGAACAAACTCGCCACCTTTAATATTTGCTACTAATGGGTAATAAATAATAGAGCATAGTGGTGTTTTTAGTTTGCATTTATTCATAAATTCAGCTTCGTCATAATCAATATGCCAGCCTTTATTAGTATACGTGTTTTTTTGAGTCCACCATTCATATCCTACAGCAGTAGACAAGTCAAAATAGTTCTCTGCTGCCTTAACAAGATTAGTTATATATTTAGGTTGATTACCTTTATCTACCCACCTATTCCATTCAGGCTCTGACTTACAAAAATGAGCATCTCTAAATAACTCACAATCTTCTATTGAAAGTGCATCGTCAATAACTATTACTTTTCTTTTATGTTCCATTGTTATTTTTACCTATACCAAGTAATTATTGAATATCTAGTGCCTTTTGTTACAGGCATAATCTCATGCGGATACATAAAGGTAGAAGGAAACATTACAGCATCACCCTTACCTGCTTTAATCTTTAGCTCTCTATCAAAGAATCCAAACTCTCCTCCTTCGTAGTCATTATTTAAATGAAAGGAACAGCTAACTAATCTAGGTGCTTGTAAAAAAGAATCAACGTGCTGTGTATAAAACTCACCCTTATTGTATCTTAGTAATTCATACCCTGTATCCTCTTGTACATGAGCGTGGACAAATTTTTTGTTATACTCTTCTATACATTTAGCAGCGCACTTAAATACCTCTGCGTCTAGTCTTGCTCGTTCTTCCCTGTCTTTTATGGTGAATTTCTGTGACATTTGAATAGTATCGCAGTTACGTATTTTTTTATTAGGCTTGCCATCACCTACTACTGTTGCCTCCCAGTCATTACTATTACTATACTCAGCTAAAATAGCATCACACAATTCATCAGGCATTATGTTTTTCAATACGACTATGTAGTCTTTAATGTTCTCCATTGTGCTTCTATCTATTAAGCCTATCAAAATAGTGTTCCCAATATTTTCCCTTAGATTTTACATAATGTAAAAATACTTGGGCATAATTAGTACCTTTAAATTCTTCTCTCCAGTGTCTTGCTATCATACCCTTATATAATACTGCTTGTCCTGGATTTAATATTATAGAAACATTTGTTTCATCTGGTCGAGTTATCCAAAACTCCCAATCTTTATCGCCGCCTAAATGTAGGGTAAGACTGGTTTCACATGAAGGTCTATCAGTATGAGGGTGTAAAACTTCTCCGTGTTTATATAACCTAGCATAACAACAAGTTGGTAATACAGGTTCGCCTATTATGTTTTTTACATCTATAGTTTTTTCACATAATAATTCTACAAATGGTAGATAATCATATATACCAGGGGAATTAGGGCACTGATCGTCTTGTTGAAATTGTTCAGGATTATTTTGAACACAATCAATAAAAAGTTTATAGAGCTGTTCGGCTCTTTCTTTTGTTATAAAGTTATCTATGACTACATAGTTATTTAGATCAAAATTATTCATTTATAAATTTCTTTTGGTATAATTTTTCATAGAGGTATATATTTTTCGCATTTTACTTTTTGTATACCCTTGTAATAACCAAAACTTTGATTCACGATATACTATATTATCTTTTACCCAATTAATATAATTTTTTTGTTTTGGACCTTTCCAAAATAGAGTAATAGCTTTTTTACCAATAGGCTCAATTTTATGAAACTGTGAATGCTTTCTTTTTAAAATACTTCCAGGGCCATAAATTTTACTGGTAACTTTGCCGTCTTTCCATTGCGATTCTTTATATCCTCCCCATAATATAATTGATACATAATCCCATGGATGATCGTGAAAGTCTTCAAGGTCTGCGTAGATTACGTTGATGCAGACTTTGTCTATAAGGCCAAGGAGAGAATAACGGACACAACAAACACCGCCATTATGGCTAGGGAGTATAATAGCTTGTCGTTGTATGAGTTTCATCATACTTTTTAATACACCTTTCTATCTCATTAAGTTCTGCTTTTACTTTTTTATACCCTTTGCGAATAGGTGGATGAGGTCGAACAGTAGGCTTATTTGGAATACCTATTAATTTAATTATTGGAGCAGTTAAATCAAATTCACCTTTATTAATTGCATTATTCCATAGTCCGGGAACAGAATGATGCGTATTATGTAATCCCTCACCTATAAAAACTAAAGACCAAAAATGACTGTTAACTGTAAAATCTTTAGAATTATAAGTTCTCCAAGTTCCAGGTAGTCCATAACTTAATATAGGGACATGCGCTATAACTGTAGCCCAACTTATACCGGTTAATGTATACCAAATAGGAATACCATAAAAATAACCTACATAAACTGGGTCTATAAATGCAAGTAGTAATACATAGGACCAAATTATTTTGTAATAGTGTTTATGAAACCATACATGGTCTTTGTCTCTTTTTAAATCTTTAATAATTAAGGGGTTTATTCTGAAAGAGGGGAAATAAAAAAACCATACTTTAATTTTATGCCAAAAATTTCCTTCAGGTCTATGAGGGTCTTCAATATGATCTGCGTGCTTATGATGTGCTCTATGTCCTGCTGCCCAACATATCGTGCTACCTAATGTGCCTATTGTAGCAAACCAAAGAATTATCCATTTTATAATTTTGTTTTTAGGCTCATAGGTTCTATGGGCAGCATATTTATGAAGTCCAACACTGACACATAAACCAAAACAAAGCCATCCTAAAAATAAAGATATAAAAAATAGTGAAGTGTCCCAAGCAAATATCATTGTGCCTAAAGAACTTAAATACACAAACGCTTGACACAGTTTTACCTTAGTATCATTAGTTAACTTCTTCATTTATTAAGCTTTAGCGTTAAATGAAGCTAAATATATTTCTTCTATTTTATTGTTTACTGCTGTAGCAAGCTGTTTAAATTCTTCGATAGTTAATGTTACATCTTGATTATCTTTCGTTCTCCAAGTTACATTTGGTTGTGTATAGATATTAGATGTAATAGCAGTAAGTTGATTCATAATATTATTACGACTAACTAGATCAATTTGCCATGTATAACCATTCCAAGTAACCCCATTTTCTATATCTGTTTCTCTTTGAATATTAATATCTTGATCAGCTTTATTAGATATAATTTCTCCAGACCAAGGAAAATATAATCTATTAGCTTCACTAAGTTGATAGCCTAATCCTTGCATGTAAGTAATAAAGTTTTCAGATGTATCTGATGATAATGGATCAGATATGCTAGGAACTCCCAAAGCAACACAATCATTTTTTAATTTATCTAAAGAAGATAGTGCTGTCGCGCCATCCGATACGACAGATACCCTAACTCCTTTTAAAACTGTGTATGGGTCTAAAGCTCTTTCGGTTACTATCCCTGGATACTCTTTTACCAAAACTCCATTAACTGACTCTACATTCGCAAGGGGATATGTGGACCAAAAAGTTTCTATAGTCGGTTCAGAAGCCTCTTCCTTTGCCGATTCAGCATCTTCAGCTTCTTGCAATTTTAGTAAACATGCAGTAGCCCATGCAGGAAGCTCTGTAATATTATCATTTTGAACTAATGCACTACTGTATTCTATATGACCAGAAGTATCTTCCCACTGCAATGCCCAAACATTTTCTGGTATATTACACGCAGAAAGATCTAGACCTCCATATCCTATTCCGTCTTTAGCAACTGCACTGTCAGCCACTGTAATAGATATTTTCATTTCTTATCTCCTAATAAGTTTTGTTTTGTAGTTTCTGCTAATATTTTAATACTATTTTCATTAGCTTTTACCATTTCATTTCTAAACGATTCAACAGCCGCTCCAGTTTCTCTTTGAGTTCCTGAGTTCTCTACTAATAACATAGGCATCCAAGCTATAGCACATTGATACTCGTCTACTTCTTTACCTGTATTTTTATCAACTCCTTGCACCCGAGTGAACCAAGCACATTTTAAACCAATACAATCTTTTTTAATTAAAGGACAAAAAGTTCCTTGTTCTAATCTCATCTATACCTTTCTATTAATCTTTCGACGCAATAATTAAATCTACATACTGTACAGCAAGATTAATTGCGTTACCACTAAATGTACCAGATCCACTAGAGAAGCTGAATGGGTGATCGTGTGAACCGCCGCCGCCTGTTGCATTAGTTGAGATAGTAGGCTGTGGGCTAGCGCCTCCACCAACCCCATATTTTATATTTTGCTTTCCGGGTGAAGGCGCCCAAGGACCGTCAATGGTGTGAGTATGGCTCGGTATTTGTGGTGTGGTCAATGTTGTTGCTCCAGCAGTACCAGTAACACTTGTAATAGATACAGAACCTGTCGGTGTTTGAGAAGCAAACGCTGTTGTAAACGTTACGCTACCGCCTGAGCTTGCTGTTCCTGATACAACCCTTAGTGCTTTGTCATTATGTGTTGTTTGTTTAGTCCAACCTGTTGGTGCTGCTGTTTGTTGGAATAACATTAATGACCCAGAAGGAACATCGCCTGATGCAGCAGTTGTTTGCGTGGTTGCATCTGGAAAAGTTATCCCAGTACTAGTTATCGATGTAGGCATATGTATATCTCCTTATATTAAACAGTCCCTCCAGCAATAACATTACCGATTACAGTAAAGTTACCTGAAGTGTCTAGTTTGCCTTTGTTTGTGCCGTTATATTTAAATAATAAATCTGTTCCAGATACTTCGACAGACCACGATCCAGAATTAGCTATTCCTATTGAGTTTATATTCCAATTTCCACTAGCTCCTGTACCATCATTAGCGGGAACTCCTAAACTTGTTCTGGCTCCTGAAGCTGTTGTAGCTCCTGTACCACCTTGTGCAACTGCTAATGCTGTAGTTAAGGTTAATGAATCAAAGTGATTAACTGCATTTACTACGTCTGTACCATTATTGAAAAGTAACATCGCTTTACCGGCTGGAACTCCTACGCCAGTTTGACCTGATACTTTTACTGTGATTGTGTCAGCACATCCGTTGTTTACAATGTAGAATTTTTCAATAGCAGGCACAACTAAGTCTTGTGCTCCACCTGATGTACCTGTTAAGTTTAATCTCAAATTACGTGCTGTTTGAGATGCGTTTGTATTAGTCAACGTTAAAGTTACATCACCGCTTGAGAACGTTACATCAGCTGATCCTGTAATGGCTTCTTCAATTGCTGTACCTAAGTTAGTATTTGTGGTTGTACCCCAAGTACCT